GCACACTACATTGTTACAGCACTAAATGCTGAAGGCGATGCTTATTTATTGAAGAACAAAAATAAAGCAGGCAGAGTTATTGAACTTGTTCCTCTTATGCCTCACTACATAAAACCAAGAGGTAACGAAAAACAATTAATTACTCACTACGAATATTATGTTAAAGACTCTAACTCACTCAACCAAAATGAATTTGTTGTAATCCCTGCAAATGACATTGTTCATATTCGACAAGGTGTTGATCCTAATAATCACAGAAAAGGATTTGCACCACTTAAAGCTGTATTAAGAGAAATTTTAGGAGACGAGGCTGCAGGTCAGTACGCAGCTGCTTTGTTACACAACATGGCAGTACCTGGTGTTATTCTTTCTCCTAAAGATGACGCAATGGGTGGACCTAGCCAAGATGAGGCTGAAGCGATTGCTCAAATATACAAACAAAAATTTGGTGGTTCTAATAGAGGAGCACCAATGATACTTACAGGTGCAATGGATGTAAAAGTAGTATCTTGGTCTCCAGAACAATTAAACCTTAACCAACTAAGGAGATTGCCTGAGGAAAGAGTTTCTGCAGTTTTAGGTGTCCCAGCAATTCTCGCTGGACTCGGAGCTGGACTGGAATCGGCGACATACAACAATACGAGAGAATTGAGAGAGTTCTTTACTGAACAAAAACTTATTCCTCTATGGCAAACAGTAGCTAATGAAATTACTCATCAGTTATTGCAATCAGACTTTACTGCAGATCCAAAAATATTATGTAAGTATGACCTTAATGAAGTTAGAGCTTTGGATGTAGATAAAGGCGAAATATTTAAAAGAATGCAAACAGGTGTTACAGGTGGTTGGATAACAGTAGCTGAGGCTAGAAAAGCTGTTGGTCTTGAATTTGGAGATGAACATGATGTGTTTTTACGACCACTCAACCTCGAACCTACATTACCTGAAAATTATAACAAGCCATTAGTAATGGAAGATCCTAAAGATGAGCCTGAAGATGAAATGGGCGAAGAACCAAATCCTAGAGAGGAAGAAGATGAACTGCTCATGGCTGATGGATATGACGAAGCCATCACAATTAAAGCTGTATTAGATACAACGAGTACAGAAGCTGAAGTTACAAGAGAAGGCAACATTGTTATGACACCAACTTATCTTGATAATGAAAAAGCACCTGCAATATCAGAAAAAGTCAAAAAAACTTTAAAAGACAAAGTAGCAAAACACAATGCTTCTAATCCTAAATACAGAGCTACTTATGGAATGTTAGCTGCAGTATTTAGAAGAGGTGTCGGTGCTTATCGTACTAACCCTGCCTCAGTGAGAGGTAATGTTACAAGTGCAACCCAGTGGGGAATAGCTAGAGTGAACGCTTTTATAAAAGGACTTAAAGGTTCTTTCCCAAGAAAACCATTTGACCAAGACTTACTACCTGCAGGACATCCAAAAAGTTCTAAAGGTATTGAACTTATTGACGAATTAAAAGTATCTTACGAAGAAGCTGAAACATTATTTGAACAGGCTTTTGAAATAGAACCTGAGAATATAAAAGCAGAATCAGTAAAAGTAGGACAAGCTGTTAGTTGGTCAATAAATAAAGATCCTGATCCTCCCTCAACAGTCCATGGAATTGTAGTTTCTGTTTCTAAAGAAAATGCAACAATGAATGTTTGGGCAATCATGGAAGATGGTTCTCACAAGAAAACAGATAGAAATGTTACTATGCCAATTTCTAAACTTACTGTTATAAAAGATTTCAGAAAAGGAGATAAAGCTCCTAATGATGTTACAAATTTTCCAGGCAGTGGCGATAATCAAAAGATAAGTATGTCGAACTCTAAGTTCAGACAGTTCCCTGATTACGCTTATGTTAAAAATCTAAAAGAAAATTATCCTGAGATATGGAGAAGAGCAGGTACAGGTGGAAACCCTCCTACTTCTTTTACAGGAAATGATGCTTTTAGAAATTGGACTAAATACAAAGCAGGAGACCGAAGTGCCTCAGTACTTTCGTGGGTAAAAAGAAGAGAACGATTTATGAATCGACACCAAGGTAACAACCGACTCAATGGAACTATTGCAGTTATGAAGTGGGGTGGTGTTACTAAGTCTGGTGTATCTGCTATGAAAAAAATTGTCAATGAACAAAAGAAGAAAATTGACGAGCGTAAAAAAAAGGCAGAACAACTCGTAGATCAGTCTGTTAAAATAAATAGTACAGAAAGTTAAATTTGATACTGTAGTATCTACAGTATTAATATAGATTAAGAGGTATAGGTTAATGGATAAAGAAATTAAAAGTTTCGACCTCTCCATCAAAGAAGATGGAGAAGAGAAAGGTAGTGTTGAAGCTGTCTTCTCAGTATATAATAATCTCGACAGCGATGGCGATGTTGTAGTTCCTGGTGCTGTCAAATCAGGTTTTAAAGATAATCAAGTTCCAATGGTATTCGCACATAAGTGGGATCAACCAATTGGTAAAGGTGTTATCGTAGAAGGCGAAGATTCTGCTGTGTTTAAAGGTTCATTTTTTATGGACACAGAAGCAGGAAAAGAAGCATATAACTTAGTTAAATCAATGGGCGATCTTCAACAATGGTCTTTTGGTTTTAGAGTCAATGATTCAGAAGTTGGTAAATTTCAAAAAGACGATTCTGAATCTGATGTTCGCTTTCTTAAAGATTTAACTGTTTACGAAGTATCTCCTGTCCTTGTTGGTGCAAATCAAGAAACCTATACCCTTGCAATCAAATCAGGCGAAGATACAGTTTACGAGAAAAAAGAAGAAAAAGAACCTGTTGCTTTTATGGACGACCACTTCACAACAGAAGATGAAGCTATGGCTCGTGCAAAAGAACTAGGTTGTGATGGTATTCACTCTGTCGATAGAAATGGCACTACTTACTATATGCCATGTAAAACTCACGAAGATTATGAAAAAATGTCAGCAGGTAAAGAAGCTGATGTTGAAGTAGAGAATACTGAAGAATCATCTTGCAACTGCGGTTGCAAAAAAGACGCAAAAGAAATGCACTGCTCTTATGGAGATGGTGGCAAATGTGCAAAAGAGATGGAAGATGATAAAAAAGATTTAGAAGTTTCAGAAGACGATTCCAGCGTGTCAGGAAAGCGTTTCTCTGATGAAGTCAAAGATGTGCTTGCTGCATTAGAAGACTTAATCGTTAGGTCCAAAGCTATTGGATTGTTACGAGAGAAAGATGGTAGGAAATTGTCAGAAAAGGCTACACAGGCTTTAAGGGCGATTCAAGAAGACCTTAATGATGCTTGGGAAGAGATTGATGAAGTCATTTCTCAAGTTGGTACTGTCCCAGAAGTAGAAGAAGAAGTTGAAGCTATTGCTGAAGCTGAGGCTACAGAAGTTGAAGCACCTGAAGAAATATCTGAAGATGTTGAAATTGAAGAAGCAGAAGCAGAAGTTGTAGAAGAAGCTACTGAAGAAGTTTCTGAGGAAGAAGTAACTGAGGAAGAAGTTGATGAAGGTATAGACGAAGTAATTCTCGAAGCCCAAGTTAACATTACAGAATCGTTAATAGCCGAACAAGAACTAGAAGAAGAAATTTAAGCTATATAGGAGATTATCGTGTCAGATATAAAAGACCTCCGAGAAAAGCTTGCTGCTAAAAGAGTTGAATTAAAAGAACTTTTTGAATCTGCAGAAGATGGCAAGTACACCTCTGAACAAAAAGAGGAAATTTCCAAAAGAAATGAAGAACTTGCTGGACTTGTAGAACAAGTAAATCTTAAATCAGCTCAAACAAAAAATGAGAAAGCTATGGAAGTAGATTCTCAACCACAAGAGCAAGCTTATCCATCGGAAAAAGCTGCACCTAAAACTCTTGGAGAGCAATTTGTTAATTCAGATGCTTACAATAATTACAAGAGCAATGGTGTAAAAGGCATTGATTCCAAAGCTAACTTTAGCCCAATGGAATACAAAGCATCTCTTACAACCACAGGTTATCCACCAGAGGTTTTAAGAGAACCAGGCATACTTGAAACTGCCTTAAGAGATCCTAATGCTGTTATTAGTTTATTCGATCAAATCGAATCTACTCAAAACGCATTTTCATATCTCGAAGAGACAACATTCTCAGACAGCGTAGCTGTTGAAAAAGCTGAGGGTGCTGCTGTTGCTGAAGGCGAACTTGCTTTCACAGAGCAAACCGAAGCTATCAGAAAAATTGGTGTTTATTTACCAGTTACTGATGAATTGTTGTCCGATGTTGCAGGTATCCAAGGATATGTCAACTCAAGATTACAAACAATGATCCGACTTCGTTTGGACAGCCAACTCCTCGTTGGAGATGGTACTGCTCCTAACTTAGAAGGTATCTTAGATGCAGGTAAAAGTTCTGTAGGTTCCACAGACTTCTCAGCTTACGCAGGTAACTTAGGAAGACTTGGAGCTCTATATGGAGCAATTACCAACATTCGTGTTAACGCTTTCACAGAGCCTGACGCAATTGTCATGCACCCAAATAACTGGAATCAAGTTGTAACAGACTTAACAGGATTCGCAGGTACAGACTCTGCAGGATATGCAGCTAATGTTCCTCTATTCATAGCATCTGGTGCTATGGGTAACGCACCTGTTGCTTCCATTTGGGGATTAAAAGTAGTTCCTACTACTGCTATCACTGAGAACACAGTTCTCGTTGGTAAATTCGGTGGTGGAGAAGCTGCTCATGTTGTTATGAGACAAGGTATTGATTTAGCTGTCTCAGATAGCCACTCAGATTACTTTATTAAGAATCAATTAGCTATCAGAGCAACTATGAGAGTCGGTTTCCCTGTTTACAGGCAAGCTGCTTTCCATAAGATTACAGCTTTCAATAGCTAATAATCAATCGTTCGATAAGGGGTGGTAACACCCCTTATCAAACTTAACAAATTTTTAAGAAGGAAAATAATGTCAGAATTTACAAAAGTTGAAAAGAATGTCTACAAGATGAAAGATGGTTCTATTTGGGAAGGTGTCCCTGCTGATTTACCAAGATCAGGTGCTTCTTTAATTGCTAAAGCAGGAAAAGAATATCCTACAGAATGGTTAAAAGAACAAGGTTGGGGTAAAAAAGCTCCTGCTAAGAAAAAAGCAGAACCTAAAAAATCATCAAAGAAAAAAGTAGAAACTAAAGCTGTAAAACCATCAGAAGATAAGTAGGTCCTAAATGGCACTTTGTACTGTTTCTGATGTAGAGAAAGTGCTAGGTATTGACTTAGGATCAACAGACGAATCTGCAGTTACTAACCTATTCATTCCTACTGTAGAAGATTCTATCGCTAATTACATTGGGTATAACCCTAAATACTCTGCTTCAATTACTGAAATATTTGATGGAGACAAAACAGAAGATTTATTTTTAAGTCGTTCTCCTGTTATCTCTGTATCTTCAGTTACTGAAGATGGCAATGCACTCGTATCAGGTAATGATAATGATTATGTTGTCTATGCTTCATTAGGAAGACTTCGTAAAGTAGGTAGAGAAAAATGGTCTTCTGCTAAATTACAAAACATTACAGTTGTTTATTCTGCAGGTTATTCTGATGACGAAGCATCAGCAGAGGATATTCCAAAAGATATGAAGTTTATCTGTGCAAGGGCTGCAGGAAGACTAATTGTTTCTGCATTATCACTATCTTCACAACAAAGCACAGGAGAAGTAAATACAAACATTGCAGACAATACAACAGATTCAAAATTCCAAATGGTAAGAAATGAAGGAATTGGAGATTACCAGGTTACTTATGAATCTGTATTAGATCAACTTAACGCTGAAGTATTAAATCAAAATGACAAAATGATACTTAACAAGTATAAGAGACAATATTTCACTTCAGCAGGTATACTAGACTAATGAGTGAAATTAATTTTCCAGAGGGTACTAAGCGAGAAGACGCTGTTAATGAACTTATTGATGACGAACAGTTCAAAGAAATGGTGTTAAAGCAATTCAATTATATGCGTATCAAAGGAATTAATCTTGTAGAAGATGCAGATGATATGGTAAATCTTTATCTTAAAATCTGTAAAGCTCTTGATGAATAATGGCTAGATACGACTACAAGTGTTCTAAATGTGAACACATCTTTGAAGTTACCCATTCAATACACGAAGAACCAAAGGTAAAATGTGAAAAATGTAAAGCACTATCTAATAGACAAATTAGCAGTAGGGTTAATCTCTATGGAACTGTTGGCATTGATTGGAATACTGATCCTAGTAAAGTTTCTCAATCTATGAGAGATAAGGCTAAAAAAGCCTCTAAAAGAAAAGTTAAGTTTTAACTTTGTACATTTTGTACTTTAAAGTTATTTCCTCTAATGGTTCTATGTCTCTGTTAGCAATTAAGTAATTTATATTATCTATTTCTAACAAACGACAGTTAGGTGTATCACTATGATTTATAAATCCACCCAATGGCGTTCTAATAGGTTCATTTTCTCTTCCTTTGTTAAAAATATGTGTTTTTCCTAATGAAATATCTTTATGTATTTTTTTAAGTGCAAACAAACCTAGACCTTCTATTTTGCTAGGCATAATAGTTAAACTATCTGGTAAAGGTCTGTAGGTCTTAGACTCCACAATAACCCTCACATTCATCATCGAATAAACTACCTTGAAACTCCTCAGATGATACTTCATCAAAGCTAGCATCTTTCAATGGTATTCTTTCTTTATATAAAAACAATTCACTATCTAATTTATTAACAAATTGGCTTCGTGATCCACTCTCTCTTAATTTTTTATCAAAATTTACTGCGTATTCAAACTCATTTGGGCTTTCATTTTTTAACTTCCTCCACTCTTGTTGGTTGTGATAAGGACATATTATACAAGCTGATCTTGGTGGTTGTGGCATACCTAACTTACCAAAGTATTCCAGGCATTGATGTCTTGATATGTTATTTTCTACTAATGGATAACAGTTTACTTGCCATTTATTAGGTGGGTACTTTGCTCTTTGGATCTCATCAGAAGATATACCCATTACAATTTCAACTACTTTTCCCCTAAGGCTTCCTACTTCTAATATTTCTCTAACTTTTTCTTGTATTGGTCTAATTTTATATCTATCAGTACAGGTTCTT